GCCATTGTTTGCCAGAAGGCGTAAGGCAATAGATCAAAAATGCGGCACAAGGTATGCCTATCACGGCGAATCCAATTATAGCTCCCATTACTTATCCTCCTTTTTCTTATTCGTTAATACCAATCCTGCTATTAAGGCTAAAATAGAAGACGTAAAGCCTAGGCCATAAATCAGCCACTTATTATCTTCCATATCCTTGAATAAAGACGCTACCACTACACCTGTAAAGATATATTTCGAGACATCAATCAAATAGTTTCCTAATTTCTCTTTCCACATAACGCAAAAATAGCACAACAAGATGAAAACGCAAAGGTATTTCTATTTTTTCTTGTGGGATTCAGAATTAGTGCTCATCTTTGTGGTGCGTTACATACATCGAGGTAGATATGCTACCAAATTTAATTACTACGGATATTTTATATTCGTAGGTTTAGCATATATAACGGTTTCATACCCCCGTGTGAAGGTTTAATGACCCCACTGCCTCGATGGTGTAACGCAACGGGAAAGGTGAAACCGTTTTTATTTTCTATCAAAACAAACATTCTAAAAAAGATATGCGTAATCCATCGAAGAATTGTTTGTCGGGAAATAATAGTACCCAACAACCAACGGCCCAACCCTCCGAAATGGGCAAGTACTCCACTCCAGAACTGCAAGCCGCATTCAATTCCGGTCGAGAGATAGGAAGAACCGAAGGAATGCTATACTACATCAAGCACGCTTCCGAGAACATGCAAAAGGAGGCTGAGAAGTTAAATTCGAAACTACAGGAGCAAAAAGCGAAAGTATAAAAGGTATCGCCACCTGTTACCGGAAAAAGAAAATCTGACTTATATATTACTTCAGAACGTTCTAATCCGGAGCTCGTGGCTGTTCTCCAGAGGAAGATATTAATAAAGGGCATTGATTGGGATTGCAAACAGCCACAATAGGCAATTCCGGTCTTTGCCCTTTCTCTTTTTAATACGATTCATTATGGAAGCGAAGATACAATATTTCCAAAGTCCGGTGTTTGGACAAATCAGAGTTATGGTTATAGATGATAAACCGATGTTTGTGGCGAAAGATGTGGCAGCGATGTTGGGATATAATGAACCTCATAAAGCTATATCAAGGCATTGTAAGGGGTGTATGAAACATCCCGTAGAGTGTGTAACAGGCACTTACACGGATTCAAACGGAAAAAGCCAAAATACAAAGCAGATTATGGATATATTATTCATCCCAGAATCCGATGTTTACCGCTTAGTCATGCGTTCCAAATTACCCGAAGCAGAAAAGTTCCAAGACTGGGTATGCGAAGAGATCCTTCCCGCCATCCGTAAAACAGGAGGCTACATGATTACTAAGGCTGACGATACCCCGGAGGAAATCATGGCACGCGCCTTATTGGTGGCGCAGGATACCATGAAGCGCAAAGAAGAGCGAATCCGGCTGTTGGAGGAAAAGAACCTGATACTGGAGGAGCAACACAAAGAATCTGTCCCGAAGCTCGAATACCACGACAAAGTTCTGATGAGTGCAGATACCTATACTACCAACCAAATCGCAAAAGAGTTAGGATTATCAGCCATTACACTCAACAAGAAATTAAAATCGTTAGGTGTTCAATACCGCCAATCCGGGCAATGGCTCTTGTATGCCAAGTATCAAAACAAGGGATATACCAAGACGCATACTTACACGTTCACTCATGTTACCACCGGGCAACCCGGAACGAAGATGCGAACCGTATGGACAGAGAAAGGTAGAAAATTCATTCATGAATTATTAGGGAAACCTGTATTGGTGGATAATTAGGATGATTATATTTCAACTATTATGTCGAGCGTAACAATTGGGGTCGTTACGACCCCGGTTAAACCCCGGTGTTCAGCACCGCAGTTGTTCAACTATTGTGCTGACACCAACAGTTGATTTTACGATTAAAATTCCAAAATTATTAGACAGTTAGGAGATTATTTATATTTTTGCAAAAAGAAGGCGGTTTATAAGCAAGTCGTGGATTGTAGTTCCACGGGGCTACTTATGAATCGCCTTTCTTCTTATCCAATAATCTCAATATATTTATGCTATCAGAGATACTATATAATGATGTACTACCATCTGCCTGCTCTTTCACAAGAATCCAAGACTTTTCGTTTTCCACCTTTGTCTCAAACAAATGGACAATAGCATTATATCCATGCTTATCATTTCCGCAACCAATATATTCCGCATCCTTTATCACAGAAGCTATATCCAAAAGCATTTCATTCTTTTTCTCGTAATATTTATGTGGCTGGTTCAACCACTCTTTTATACCACGACCGGTAATCTGGATGTCTTTCTGAAAATCCGGATTCCGGATAACAGTTTGTTTTAATAAAGAAGCCTTTTCCTTGATCTCCTTAAATCTCGCTTTACCGGACACTACTTTAATCGAATCCTTTGGTTTTCCATCCCCCAGCAACCATTCCGCAAACTCTTCATGTTCCATCATAACGGGCGTAGCTATGCAAATGCAAAACGGATGCCATCCGGTAAACTTGAAGTTTTTCGGGTACTGACCAGTCTTGCCATCGCATACAGGACACGGCCCGTGATTCGTCGGCGAACGCTCCACCTCTATACCAGTCACAAAATCCATATTCTGCCAACGCTCGTAGTCGGCAGTACGAAACGCTTTATTTGTTTCCGTCGCAGCCAAGCGAAGAGCATTTTTATAAGACGAGCGATAAACACCCTGCCCCGGATGATAATCTTTCATCGGCTGGGATGGGACCAATTTGCCATTCGCGTCCCTTACACGGCGGAAACGACGGTTGGGTTCGTTTAGTAATTGCCGTATATCTTGGCTGATCAACGCTGCCGGACGACCAGAGGACAAACCCGAAGAAAGATAATGTTCCAGATTATCCATAGCTCCGTCCGTTATATCCCAGACACGGGAGGATATGGTTTTACCAAATTCATCCTTACGTTTCAACAGGGTATTCAGCGCATCCGCACTTCTGGAAAACATCTTATCCTTCAACGTACTGGATATGGCCATATCCTTGATATAACCTGTTACCAGTTCATCCGCTTTCCTATTGCCTAAATTCCAGACATCGGTAACCGTATTGGATATATTGCTTACGAGCTGCGTATGCAGGTCATCCAACAGACGTTCGATTTGCTTCTCTATGGTAGCGTTGCCTATCCATACACGGTCACCGCCATGATCCGACCATTTAGCCAGAAGAGGTCCTACCCTACGGACAAACTCGTCAAACGAATACTTTATGCTACCTTGTTGCCGGAACAGACATTGCAGGAATTGTCGCTCATGAAATGATAGTTCTTTCATTCTCCATATCCCATTGTTAAGCCGATCATATTATTGCGTTGCGCTGCTGTATCTTCCTCTTCCTCCATCAGCTTCATTTCTTCGTCCAAGTCTTCCGTCAAAGGAGAATGAGCCGTAACCGTGCGCTGAGCGTTAATCGGTTTGCCTCCATTGGCAATAGATAGGGTTTGCAGGGATTCAGCCAAATCTTCCGGCAAAATAGAACCAAATTCCACATCGATCAGGTTGTTCACCAATTGAGAACGATACTTGATGTTGGTAATATTGCATATCCCGGCCAACACGACCGACACACAACGTTGTACGACCGGACCGAATGTTTCCATGTTCTCACTCGCCTTGATAGTGGCATCCATCAGCATGAATTTACGGGCAACACCGGACAGGTTACCAATGCCTTTCAAGTTATCAAAGGAAAGATCAGGCGTGGATGTACCGGAAAACAGCTCGCATTTGGTTTCTTCCAACTCTTTATCCACAGATGGTTGAGAGCCGTTCCAAGTAAGGTATTCCGCATCGCCATGATACAATTGTTGCGTTTCCGGATGTACTTTAGACGTAAAAGACAATTCTTTGCCGACAGTGTCTTTAGTCGGCAGGTCAGCCACATCGAATGTCTTCAACATCGGATCACCATAGTAATCATTTGTATCCACCATGCGAGAAATACGCATTTCACGAGCATCCATCAGAAACGCTACTTCATCCCATTCAGGTTGGAATACATCGGCATACACAACCGGAATTTTCCCAAATAGATTGGGAACCTCTTTTATCACCCAGCCACCCATTTCATCGATAGCCGTAATAATCTTATCCGCCATCCAAATCGTGCAGCTGTTCCGGATCATACCATTAGAGTTCACTTGGTAACGATGGATAAAGGCATCCATATCATCGTTATCATCGAAGTGGGGATAAAATTCAGAGAAAGTATTTTCATTACGGGGAACGGAAAGCGTTTTCACCTTCAACTCCGTAATCAAGTTGCCGTCTAATCCTTTGGAAGTATACGGATAGAACACAAGAGCAGCCTTACTTTCAGAAAGCACCTTGCGAGCGAATGACTTCAAGACGGATTGCATCTTCAACCGGCGTTCCCATACACGCTTGAACTCTTGAAAGCCATCGTTTTGATCAGCTCCGGTAATCGTCATTTGCCCGCCGAACAGGAAAGCGACAGAGGTACGCACCTCCTTCTTCGGAAAGTTGGTTACGATACGGGCCACATCTACGATCTTATCAGGAAGGCGTACTGGTTCACCATTTTTATCCACCAAAGTATCCGAATAGACTTCTAAACGCTTAGGCTCACGCCAGCCAACAGAAGTTTTACGTCGCCGGCGCTCACCGTGGTATTCTCTGTAATATTCTCTTGGTTCCCGGTATTCAATCGTATCGACACATAACGTACTGACTACCTGCCCAAAATCTTCATTCGCAAGAATTTCGCTTATACTTGGCATAATTGTTTTATGCTAAAATATAAAAGCAAATAGTTTTTCGCTGTCAATACGACCAGTATAAACAAGTTCACTTTGAAATGTAAAAACCAAGAACACATATCAAAACGCAAGTATGTGGCAGAAAAATATCGGGATTTTATCTAACACGTGTCACAAATATCAGAAAAACACTTTCATTTTGCCAATTATCGTCCTCTTGCTACCCGACGTACAGAGTTAGCCTTGCACAACCCAATAAACTCTACATTCTCGGCAAGTATTGTCATACCATCCGGCGCATCATCATGCTTGTTACCACCCTCTTTCTTATAGCTGGTCAAAGCTTTCATAAACCGGTCGTAATCCGAACCTTTCTTATACTCGCTTTCTTCCAAGAAATAACAATGCTTCTTAATCCAACCAGACTTCAACAAGATACGTGTATCCTTATTGGCCGTTGTCGGTTTCGCCTGAATGATACATTTCTCGTTCTTTGACTTCACGGCCTTACGAACATTGAGAGCGAATATGCGACCACCATTGTTACTCTCGATACGCATATTGTCGCAACGAGTATCAAGGATCAAGGAAACCAACTTCGGTTCGGTGATCTCGACATTATCTTTCGTAAACAGCACATCGGTAATGAAATACTTCGTACCGAATACCTTGGCAATCGGAGCACAGAAATCATCGTCTCCCTCGTCAGCCACATCGGTAGCTCCGATAACACCGTCCGGTTGCTTGCCCTCAATATCAGCCAATTTAAATCGGTTAAGCTCCGATTTCGGGAACAACAACCCGATTGCCTCGATTGGATCTTGCATATACTCGGCACACCAAATGGAATCGTCCGTTTCCTCACGCAATTCGTGATAATACTCTGTCGTATGTACCTCCTCACAAAAAGAACGGTCGTTCTCATCCAAGGCGGCGATACGAATGATCTCGTCATACTTTCCCATCTCCTCCATACGGCCGAGCACGTCAGTGGCAGACCAGCGGGTACCGATATCGATTGAGCAACAATTCCCTTCGATACGGGAATCATGTGTTCCCTGCTTCCATGACCAGACCTTTTCGTTATTGGTGTCAGATAGTGCATCTTCTAAACTCTTATACAAGTCGTCCGTCATAGCCAACATAGAAGCACCGAAGCCGATCACCGTACCGCCTACACCAGCCCCGAAGTAACTCACCTGCCGGGCAGCTTCCAAGCTCCAGCCATGCACGTTCTGTTTATCACCACGCAATTGTATATCTGGGAAGATTTCCTTAAACCGGGAAGAACGGACGATGTCGCGCGTGTCGTAAGACAGCTTGTTATACAGCGTATCGGAACAGCAGTTGCGCATGACCGACTCTTCCGGGAAGTGGCCAAGCATCCACGAAATGAACAAGGATGATATATAAGACTTCCCGGCACGTGGCGGCATGGAGACGGCCAGCCGGCGGATCACACCCGACAGATACGATTCGTACACCCGGGTGAAAGCATCTGCCACCTTCTTTAAGAACAGACGCTTAGCAAAGAA